AGCAACGCCGCCAGGAGCGCGTTCTCGGCGTTGGACTCGATCCGCAGGTACGTCTTGAGGTCAGCGGTAGTCGGGAGCGCCACTGGTGGCCTCGGTCAAGATGTCGGCGTACTTGGCCCCCACGACCGGGTAGTCGTGGTGCGCCACGGTGTAGGCGTGGACCCGCGCGGCCTCGCTGGCGGCCCAGTCGGGCTTGCGGATCAGGTCCGCGATGGTGTCGCGCAGCCCCGCCTCGCTGTTGGTGAAGGTCCACGGGCAGTCGATGCCGCGCTTCGCCAGATCGTCGGCCGCATCAAAGTCGCCCGCGATCACCGGCATTTCCATGGCCGCGGCCTCCAGGCCGCTCCCCTGCATCCCCAGCCAGAAGCTGTCAAATACCGCATGGCACGACGCCTTGGCGGCCAGAGCCTGACCATGCGGCATATCCTCGATGAGCACGGCCTCGACGCGCAGGCCCAGGTGGTCGCGGACGTACTCCACGGCGCGCAGGAACTCGGCGGTCCCCTTGATCTCGCGCCGGGTGGGGCTGTGGGCGATGCGGAACGGGCGGCCGTCCAGCGGGCGGCGGTTGGCCGCGCGCAGCGCCTGGTAGTCGCGCACCGGCATCGGGATGGGGAGCCAATGCTCCACGCCCCAGCGCGCGTGATAGGGGCGCGCGCCGAACCGCACGGCGCGGAGCTTGCGGTCGGTGTCGGCGTCAACGAACGTCTGGCGCGGATCGCCCGGCGGCAAGCTGCCGTGGTAGGTGATGGCCGCCCGCTGGTAGGGCTCCACGGTGGAGCGCATCCGCTGGAACAGCCCCCGGTAGTCCATGTGGCAATGGATTACGTCGGCCGTTGCGGCCAGCGCCTCTACCGTCACGCGGTGCGCCTCGCCGTCCCACTGGCGCAGGTGGCACATCGGGTTCGTGTAGTCATAGCGCACCAGCGCCGACACCACGCCCCCCGCCGTGTTGGCGGCCGCGTGGTAGCGGTACACCGATGCGCCGGGGTCGTACTCGGTCACCTGAAGCACGCGCACCGCAAGGTCATCGGCGGCGGCGGGCGTGTAGTGCGACGGCACCTCGTCAGGCGTCAGGATGCGCCCGGGCGAGTCCCACAGACGCCGCAGGGTCGGGGCGTCCACCACCAGCGCGTCGGGCGGCAGCGCCACGCGGCCCGTCCGCTGTATCTCATCCGCCACGCCCGCCCACGCCTCGCGCGCGGCAGGGGTCATGGCGGCCAGCATGGGCTGCGACAGCACCAGCCCGCACTGCACCAGCATCGGCACGCGCTCGGCCGCCACGTCGAACCACTCGCGGGGCTTCCGCCGCACGCCGCCAATCACGCACTCGGTGAGCGCCAGCACCTCGACGGTGCGGCGCTTGGTGCCGCTCGCGCACGCCGCGACCGGCGGGGGCGAACCCCCACCGGCAGCGACGGGCGCAAGGGCTGCCGTCATGCTCAGGACGAGGCCGGAACGTCGAGGACGACGAACGGGCTGTGCGGGTCCACCTTGTTCCCCGAGTTGTCCACCTTGTAGGCGTAGGTGGCGGTCGGGAGCGGGATGCCGCCACCACGCGCCAGGAAGCGGTACGTGGTGATGTCCTGCACGAACTTGACGTGAATGCTCGACTCCACCGTCAGGGCCTGCCGCAGCGCCATGGCGTAGAAATCGGGGTTCACCAGCGCCACGTCGGCTTTGGTGCCCAGCGTCGGCAGCAGGTCGGTGACGATGACCGGCAGGCCGAGCAGCAGCATCTGCGGGGCTTCGCGCAGGTTGCTGATCCACGTGACCATCGTGTTGTTGGTGGCCTGCAACGCGAACAGCTGCGGCATCACGCGACGGCTCACCATCCACGCGCTCCCGTTCCCGTGCGTGTGGCGCGCGTACATATTGAACGCGTCCGCCGCGACGAAGCTGTTAGCCGTGGTGCGGTTCACCGCCAGCAGCGAGCCGTTGTTGGCGTGCAGCGCCCCGAGCGGCTGGGACGAGCCCGTGCCGTCGATGGTGAAATCCTCGTTCATCTTGTTGAGAATCTGCCCACCCACCGCGGTGGTGACCTCAGACGGCAGCTCGCCCGTGAAGTCGTCCCCGAGGATTTCGTCGCCGAACTCCGTGATCGCGGCGTACTTGTAGACCTCCAGCAGTCGCTGCCCAAACTGCGGCTCACGCTCCGGCTTCGTGCTACCCTCGCCCACAATCGTCACGTTGGCGATCTTACCCGCCATCGGACGATTCAGGGTCGTGGTGCCCTCATCCTGAATCAGGTACGGGATGCGCAGCGAGCGCCCCGGCACATTGTAGCGACGCGCCAGCTGCATGATGCCCGGCTGCGCGTTGGACACAGAAAAGATTTCCGGCACCTGCGTCAGCGGCAGCAGGAACTCCCCACCCGACGTCGAGCCAGTGATCGTCCGCGTCATCGCGTCCACGCGCTTGAGCCCCTCGCGCTCGCGCTCGTTAGACGGCCCCTTTGCGACGGCGCGCAGGAAGCGCCCCATCGTGGGGAAGTGCTGCACGAGCACGGTGCGCACCTCGTCCATGCGGTCCTTCATGCCAACGAAGTCCGTGCGGGCCTGCCCGTCCGTGCCGACGTCCATGCGCGTCAGCCCCGCATCGCCGCCCTGCCGGTCGATCTCGGCGTCCGGCGTAAACTCCGCGGCAGCCTGCGCGCGCAGCTCCAGCGACTGAATCGCATCGGTCCGCGCCTTGACCTCGTCGACGGTGAGCGTCAAGGCCGGGTCCATCAACTCCGCGCGCAGCTTGTGCGCCTGCTCGCGCAGCTCAGTCGCCGCGCGGTTCTTCGACACCAGAGGTGCCTTCATCGTGCCTCCATGTAGGTGGCTCGCACCGCGGCGAGCCGGTCAGCCATCGGAACCGCAAGGGTGGGTGACGCGTCGGGCAAGGTGGCGTCCGCTGCCGCGGCGACCGGCGCTTCCGTCCTCGTCTGGTACTGCTCCAGCAGCTTGGATCGCAGCGCGGGCGACAGCCCGACGAGTGCGACCTCGGCTGCAAGGTACAACAAATCGTCATCACTTCGCGTCACGTCATCGGCATCGGTGTTGCTCACGTCCTCATGCCGCGCGCTGGTAACCTCCGTGCCGGGCACTGATGGCATGGGCGTCACGCTTACTTCGCGCAACGCCACCTCGGTGAAGCGCTGCACCATGCGCCCCTCGACGCTAGCCATCTGCGATTTCATCGGGACGAACCCAATCGACAGCCCGGTGCTTGCGCCCGCCGCGATGACGGCGCGCACATACTCCATGCACGCGCGCCCCTCCGGGGTATCAAACACATCCGCCGTCATCGCAACGCCCGTGTCCATATCGGCCATGCCAGTGACGATGCCGACGTGCGCGCCCGTGGTGCGCTCATGGTCCATCAGCAGCGGCACCTTCCGCGCGCTCACGCGCTCGTCGATGCTCCGCTTCAAGCACCCGCGCGCGAACGTCGTGTCGTAGCTGTCAACCACGTCATACTGCAACGCGATGCCTGTGATGCGCCCCGCAATACCGGGCGGCAGATTGTCGGCGCGCACCTCAAGCGCCACGTCGTTGCGATAGAACTGCACGGCCTTGCTCATGCCGGGGCCTCCTCGTCGCTATATGTTAGAACGCACCGGCAGTTAATCACTTCGCCCGCATCGCCGCGCGGATCAAGCGGGTAGAGCAAGCCGTTGCTGAACTCGTCGTCAATCGGAATGCTGCCCTGTGCCATGCAGAACAAATGCGTGAGCCGCGTGCGATCATCCTCAAACGCGAGCCACTCCTTGCTGCGATAGAGGTCGCCGCGCTCCTTTGCTTGATCCCATGAGCCCTGCGAGAGCGCGCCCGCGGCTTCCGTCTTGGCGATGCGCAGCGCGCGCGTGTCGCTCATCTGCTCGCCGTAGACGGAGCGCTGCACTAGTCGCTTCGTTTCCGCCACCGTCATGCTGGCCTTCTCCGCGGCACGAATTGCCGCGGTGACTTGCTTCGCGGTGGTGTCGCCAATCAATTCGGCAAGGCGCGTGGTGCGGCGGTCGATCGCCCGCAATACCTGCGGGCTGTCAACCGCAAACGACAGCGCCACGGAACCGGTGACCT